TATCGGTAATGCAAAGAGGTCGTCGTCTTCAAAGTCGAGGGGTCGTTCGACGTCGCGCCGCATATCCTTCTCGTCAGGCCCGATCGGGATACAATACGGTCCGCAGGGCATCGGTCTCGCGGCGCAGGACCTCAGCATGGAGTACAACGCGACGTCGTACCCGTCGTACGGTGCGTCGTTAACTGGAGGAGCTTCTTCTAAAAGTTCTGGATTTATCAGTACTACACTTCGTAGTCGCCGCGGCAAGCGGAGTGATAAGTTTAACACAAGCGGTACTACGCTTGTTCAAGAGATTGGCGGAGTTATTCAAGGTGGTGTCGCCACGAATACGACAGGCAATACCATTGCAGTTGGACACGCAAGCTGTCCATCGGTTTGTGCGCAAACCTTAGTTTGGAGAGCCATTTTGAAGTTGTTGTTAATCAAAATGGGCCAAACTGACTTGAGCAATTTTGATCAAAATATTCCCGGACATATTACGGGAGATATCATTCGTGTTAATTTTCAATTAACACCTGATGTGGCACCTACTCTATTCGATGTTACAGTTGGCACTGGCTTTACTTCACCTAATCAGATTGCTTATGCACTTGCAGCGCACTTCCGTTCAATTTATGATCCAAATATTGGATTTCATAGCATTGTTTGGTACGGACCAGCTACTGGTGGTACTAAGTCTACTACGACTATCAATTTGAAGAATTGTATGTTGGTGTTTAATTCCAAGAGTACCCTTAAAGTACAGAATAACACTACTGAAACGACTGGAGGCGATGAAGAAAGTTTGAACAATGTTCCGCTGCATGGCAAAGCCTATTTTGGTAATGGTACCGGTACGGAAGCATGGACACGGGACCCTAACCCTACGGTTGGGGGTACTACATTTCGTGCAGATAATGAGTTTGGAGCTATAGCTCGAGTACCAACGGAACGTTGGTATCAAGAAGTAGTTCCTGCTACGCACTTTGTGCAGGTGAAACAATTTGGAAAAGTTGTTTTGGACCCTGGACATATTAAGACTAGTGTACTGTCGTTTTACGGCAAGTTTTCACTTAGTTCTATCTACAAGAAGTTGTTTGACAAAACTGCTTCAGGTTTTCATTCTAAAACATCTATCGGGAATTACCGATTTATGTTACTAGAAAAGATGATTCAAGCATCGACACCGACTGAAACCAATCAAATCACAGTTGCATACGAAGTTAATCTTAGGATGGGTTGTTATGCAACTACGAAAAACAATTTCGAAACTGCTCAGCAGAATAATCTAATGAACATAGCCGCAGCTGTCTAGCCCTACCAGATTATTTCCATGTCGGCATAGTATCCTATGGCCCTCCTAGGGCCATTAGGAACTATTGCACGTGACGAGGCCAGAAAGACGCGAAGCGTGGGCCGAGCCAACGAAACAACAAATTAACTGTTTTTAATAAAAGTGTTTATTTTCAGTTATAATACAGGCATCAGACCACGTTGATAGTGAACGATGGTCATACGACGGCGAATTGCCGTTTTTGTTTCTTCATTTGCTTCCGGATACCAATCATCAGGAGATACATTCGATGTGATCCATATTTTGGTTGCCTTCAACACGGTTGCTCCACCTTTTGTTTCCACGTTTACTGGGTATCGATCAAGCCATCGTAGAAAATGGCTAATATTAATTCCTCCACGGAATTCGTCAATGACAACGCTCGTATGTCCTCGATAGCCGCACCAAAATTTACTGACTGGACATTTAGGATAAGCATCCAATCCTGCTTCATCCCAAGCACGTCTAGACTTCCCGGTACCAGCATCTCCCCAATAACAGAAGACTTCCCGCTGGATTGCAACCGGCTGGATATAATCTTCAGAGATTTTGCGGAGTTGGCCGTAACAACGCACGAATACATCAGCCGGGATATCTAATACACATACAATTAATATACCTAGCCAATACAAATAAGGTATCAAGTGATTGATACCGTCGAGGGCCCCACGTTTTGCTGAATCTCGCACGGCTTCCCAATCAGTCGAAACGTTACGTCGCATAGGTCGTTCTCCAAGCTCGAACTGCGTACCGGCAACCCTGGTTTCTTCTTTCCAGACATACTCGTCGGCAGCTGCAGAGCGTGATGGTTCAACATGTGCTGTTCTGCCGAATATATTTTTGACTCCGGACAAGGTGATTTTCCGGCAAAAGATCGCGAGAAGTTGCCAATGCAAATAGCCTCCTTCAGCTCCGCACTCGAGCTGTCCTCTGATAAAGGCCACTGTCGGAGGTAACCAGGGGACGAAGTCATTATAAGGTATTGTTAACAAATAATATCTAGCTTGCGGAGCAGGCATCTTGATTTTTTAAGAAAGAAAGAAGTGAAGCTGAATTAAATTGCTACCTGGCTATTTATACACGGGCGGAGTTATGAATGTCGTCTAACCGACCATAACCGACCATGGCTCTAGCCAATCATGGCTTTGCGGAGTTATATGACTCAGACATAAGCCCCTGGAAGACTTCATCCTTGTAGACACGGCGTAGCCTCTAGTATTACCTACAAGGATCGAAGTCTACTCGCTACCAAAATAGCATAAATAGGGTGAAACCACATGTGTGCGCGATTCAGATTTGTTTACAAATTAAAAATTATGCCACCACCGAACTATATCGGTAATGCAAAGAGGTCGTCGTCTTCAAAGTCGAGGGGTCGTTCGACGTCGCGCCGCATATCCTTCTCGTCAGGCCCGATCGGGATACAATACGGTCCGCAGGGCATCGGTCTCGCG